GTTAGTTTCGACCTCGCCCGATTTTGCTTGGTATTGAGAATCAACAACCTTAGGGTTGCAATGCGCGTTCGCAATAACCCCCTCCCCTCTAAGGGGATCTAAGGGGTGCTAAGGCACCTTAGAGTGATCCAAGAATTGCTAAGGGTGTGAATGCCGTCTGATGAGGTGATTAGCGTTGCGCAGGGCGCTCAGCTGATCGCGAGTCATCAGGGGAGGAGCTACAGCTACCAAGCCCTTAAGTATCTGATCGAGAGGGGGCGGCTGCCGCTGTGTTCTGTTGTTGATGGAGACGGCAAGGCAAAGGGCGTGAGGCGTGATCTGCTGATTGAGGAGTTTGAGGCTGTCATTGGCACGCGGCAGGCGATTGATCAGAAGCGCCGAGAGCGTGTCCGTGCATCGTCGGATCCGCCTCCTCGTGTGGATGATGATGAGCCACCGGACTACAACACGAGTAGAGCACTGAGAGAGCACCAGCTGGCGCTGATGGCTCAGATGGACAGGCGCCAGAGGGAGGGCGAGCTTGTGGAGCGTGTGGAGGTTGAGAAGGCGTGGGGTCAGTCTGTGGCGATTGTGAAGACTGCGCTACTGGGTGTGCCAAGCAAGGCTAAGGAGAGGATTCCTCATTTGACGCTTGACGAGATCGAAGTGATCACGGTCTTGATCCGTGACGCATTGGAGGAGGTGTCTAATGACGCTGCTGAGTAGCGCGCTGGAGCTGTGGCGGCCACCGCCGCGGCTGAGATTGAGTGAGTGGAGTGATGAATATGCGCGGCTAAGCGCTGAGTCGTCTGCAACGGCTGGGCGATGGCACACGTTGCCGTATCAGCGTGAGATATTGGACAGCTTCACCGATCCAACGGTTGAGATGGTGGTTGTTATGAAGAGTGCGCGTGTTGGTTTTACCAAGTGCCTTAACAACTTGATTGGGTATCACATCCATCAGGATCCATGTCCGATTATGTTGGTGCAGCCTACGGTGGAAGATGCGGAGGGGTATAGCAAGGATGAGATCGCGCCGATGGTGCGTGATACGCCTGTATTGCGGTCGCTTGTGAGTGATCCGAAAGCGAAGGATGGGAGCAATACGATTTTGGCGAAGCAGTTTCCAGGTGGAACGTTGCAGATGGTTGGTGCCAATTCTGCGCGTGGATTTCGGCGTGTGAGTCGTCGTGTGGTGTTGTTTGATGAGCCGGATGGTTATCCTCCGTCAACACCTGAGGGTGACCAGATCAAACTTGGCATGAAGCGATCTGAGTATTACTGGAATCGAAAGATTGTGCTTGGCTCAACGCCTACGACAAAGGGGCTGAGCAGGATTGAATCGTGGTTTGAGAAGACGGATCAACGTCGGTATTTCGTGCCGTGTCCGCATTGCGGGCACATGCAGTATTTCCGTTGGCAGCAGTTTGTAGGGTACAAAGAGGGGCAACCCGAGAATACGAGGTATGAGTGCGAGAACTGCAAGGATTTAATTGAGCACGTGCGCAAGCGTGAGATGGTAGAGCGCGGGCAATGGCGTGCAACTGCGACATCAATCAAGCCTGGTCTGATTGGGTATCACATTTGGGCAGCGTATAGCTACAGTCCTAACGCTAGCTGGACTGATCTGGCGCGTGAGTTTCTGGAGGTCAGAGGTAATCGAATACAGCTGCAGACGTTTATCAATACAACACTGGGAGAGACATTTGAGGAGGATTACGCGGCGGCGATGAGCGCTGAGGGTTTGATGGCGCGTCGTGAGGATTATGCACCTGGTGTTGTGCCAGCTGGTGTTGTGCTGACGATGGGCGTTGATGTGCAGGACAATCGACTAGCGCTCGCGTTGTGGTCATGGGATGTAGGCGAGAGTGCGGCGCTGGTATGGCAAGCTGAGATCATGGGTGATCCGACGGCGCCTGAGGTATGGCAGCAGCTGGATACGGTGAGGCGTAGCGAGTGGCGGCGAGCGGATGGGACTGTGGTTCCGGTTGTGATGGTTGGGATTGACTCAGGTGGTCATTGTACGCATGAGGTGTATAGATATTGTCGAGAACATGCAAGCGAGGGTGTCGTTGCATTGAAGGGGTCAAGTCGTCGTGGTGTGGCTGTGATTGGCAAAGGATCCAAGCAAGATGTGAACGCTGCTGGCCGAACTATCAAGCGTGGTGTGACGTTGTATCAGATCGGGACAGACACAGCGAAGACTACGTTGATGGGAAGGTTGCGGCATCAGAAGGACGGACCTGGATCGTTTAGGTTCGGCGAGGCCGCTGATGAGACGTTTTTTGCGCAGCTGACTGCTGAGAAGATGAGAACGCGACATGACCGACAGGGTGGTCTTGTGCGTGAGTGGTTCTGCCCTGCTGGCAAGAGGAATGAGCAGCTTGACTGTTTGGTATATGCGTATGCGGTACTGCTGTTGCATCGCCGGCGATACAACGCAGAGACGTATTGGCAGCAGATGGAGGATCGGCTGAAGAAACCTGAACTGCCATCTGCTGTTGCTGACGCTGACGGTGAGCAGCGAGAGGCGAAGCGAGAGGCGAGACCAGCGCTAAGATCAAGGCAACCCGCGCCACGGCGCAACTTCACAACATCCTGGTGAGAGCGTGAACATCCCGGAGGTGATCAGGGTCGGCGATACGGTCAAGTGGCGTGATGACGCTGCGGCTGATCCGTTTGGGAATCCGATTAGCAGCGGCAGCGGGTGGGCGCTGACGTATTACATCCGGTTCAACCGCAACAACCATGGCGCTACGGCGGTTGGCACGGCGTATGGTGACGGATGGGAGTTCACGCTGAGCGCTGCTACGACCGGCGGCTTCCACGAGGATGACGTGGGCTATTGGCAGGCGGTAGCGAGCAAGGGAGCCGAGAAGTATACGCTCGGATCCGGCAGCTTTGAGGTTGAGCCGAACTTGTTTTACACCGGCACGCCTAGTGCGGTTGACGGCAGGAGCCAGGCGCGGAAAGACCTAGAAGCGTGTCAGGCTGCGATCCGTGCTCTGATGACCGGCGGAGCAGTGCAGGAGTATCGCATCGGTACGCGTAGCCTGAAGAAGTATGACCTAAGCGAACTGCTGCAGCTTGAGGCAAAGCTGAAGGCTGATGTGGTGAGAGAGGAAGCGGCTGAGAGCATTGCGAACGGCCGCGGCAATCCCTACAACCTGTTTGTGAGGTTCAGCTAATGGGACTGCGGCAACGGATTAAGGGATTCCTTGGCTTTGGCAAGGCGCAGTCAAGGCAGTATGCAGGCGCCCGCGGTGGCCGTCTGACGTCTGATTGGATCACGGCCGGCACAAGTGCCGACGCTGAGATTCAGGGCAGTCTGCCACGGTTGCGTGATCGCAGCCGTCAGATGCTGCGCGATACGCCATACTTCGCGCAGATCAAGCGACTGATTTATACGAATGTCGTCGGACCGCATGGCATGGTGTTGCAGATGCGTGTTCCGCGGCTACGTGGTGGCGGAATGGATGAACGCGTCAACAATGAGGTTGAGATTGCATGGCGTCGATGGTGTCGCGCTGATGTTTGTGATGTGCGCGGCCAGATGTCGTTTGTTGGATTCCAACGAATGGCGGCCGGTAGCTGGGCTGATGCTGGTGAGTATTTGATTCGGATTGTGCGGCAACCGTTCGGTCGCGGCAATCGTATTCCGATCGCGCTGGAGGCAATCGAAGCGGATCAGTTGGACCTTGATTATCAAGGTGCGCTGCAGTCGCCTAGCAACCGCTGGCGGATGGGCATTGAGATTGACCGCTGGGGGCGTGCTGTTAATTATGCGGTGTTGACATCACATCCGGGCGATTATCTGACAACTGGGCTGAGTATTGGCCAGCGGCGCCATGAGATCATTCCGGCCGCAGATATGATCCATGGTTATCTTGCCGATAGACCTGGGCAGACGCGAGGCGTGCCGATCTTCGCGCCGGTGATGACAGATGCCCATCAGTTGGACGGATATGAGGAGGCGGCTGTGATACGCGCCCGTGCTGCTGCTAGTCAGATGGGCTTTATCACAAGTCCCGAGGGTGAATTGCTCGGCGATGACGTGCAAGATGGCCAGCGCGTGAGTGACTTTGAGCCTGGCGTTTTTAAGTATCTGCGGCCCGGTGAGAGTGTAGACATTCCGCAGATGAACGCGCCTGATGCGCAGCTTGACATGTTCGTTCGGCAGAAGGTGCGCCGCATGGCCG